ACGCTCCTCTATGGTATCTCGTCAGTATGTTAACGAACATTGAGGGCGAGGAGGGCTTCGTCTTTATCCATACTGTGGATGCGCTAAGTTTTTTCCTTACCGCGGCTATCCATGGGCCTAGAAATCGTAATGCGCCACCGGCTGCGGCTGTATTTTCGGCACTCCAAGCGGGGGCTTCGCTACCTGATACCCTGTACGTTGGCGAGCAAGTATTCTTTACAGATGCATGGCGAGTCGTCCAAGCTAACTTGGCGGTGCTGTCTCCTACATGGGAACCGCGTGAGTCGTTACGCGTGCAGCTTCGAGCGCAACTTTCAGACATCGATAGCCAATACGCCAGCGCTCGTCCCGGCTTGGTTGCGGCGCTGGGGGCGAACGATGTCACGGCGTTTGCTAACCTATGGAATCCAATTCGGGACGCGTTGAGGGCCTTGTACGGGCAATATCACACTGTGGTAGAGAATACCGTGGGGGACGACTCAATCATTAACTTGCTGTATGGCGACGACTTCGTGACTCAAACATTTGCGTCATCAGAAATCCCGGTGATCAACAACTTCACCTTCTTCCACCCTGACCTAGACCCACTCGCTGACCCGGAGCCGCTCGCATGACCATCACCCGTCTCGATCTCTCTGGCTCGCCCGTGTGCTCCGCATTCATGCAGAGCGACGCGCGATTTCGCTTGCTGCACGGCCCGTTCCGCTCGGGAAAGTCGGTTACCTGCATGACGGATGTAGTTAAACGCGCCATGCAGCAGAAGCGGGATAAGTCGGGTTACCGACGCACGCGCTGGGCCACCGTGCGTAACACAATGCCACAGTTGAGGGATACCACGATGAAGACGTGGTTCGACTGGTTCCCCGATGGCGGCGGTGCCGGTTGGTATAAGGAGACCGGCAAGACGTTCTTTCTCGAATTCGCTGACGTGCGCGCTGAAGTGATGTTCCGAGCGCTGGACGACGCGGCCGACGTGAAGAACCTGCTGTCGCTCGACTTGACCGGTGCCTATATTAACGAGTCGCGCGAGACCGCCCGGGAGATTCTGGAAGGTCTGGACGGTCGTATCGGTCAGTACCCGAAGATGGACGACGGGGGTCCGACATGGTTCGGCATGTGGGCCGACACCAACCCGCCCGAGGAGGGCTCGTATCTATGGGCGATGATGGAGGGTCTCGACCCGGACGAACCGACTCGCCAGAAGAAGAACGGTTGGGAGATTTTCAGGCAACCCGGCGGCATGGTGCGCTGCCAGCCCGGCGAAATCGCCGAGGTGGTGATGAAGAACGGCTGGGTCCTGCGCACCAACAAGGATGCGGACAACATCAAGAACCTGATCCCGGGCTACTACGGTAACCTCGCGAAGGACAAGTCGGACGAGTATGTTAAGGTCTACATCATGGGGCTTTACGGCCAGAGCAAGGCCGGCAAGCCCGTGCACCCACTATTCGATCCTGACTTCCACGTAGCTAAGGATCGGCTGATCCCGAACAAGCATCTACTCCTGACGATTGCGGCGGACTTCGGGCACACGCCTGCGTTCGCGCTGAAGCAGCAGGACATGCACGGTCGCGTGCTCACGCTGGACGAGGTGGTGACCGAGGGGATGGGGCTCCAGCGCGCGATCCGCGAGCGCCTGAAGCCGCTGCTGCGGAACAAGTACGGTGGGTACAATATCCGGGTCACAGGGGACCCGGCGGGGAATACTGGTGCTCAGACCGACGAGAGATCGTGCGTGGACATCTTCAAGTCGGAGGGGTTCAGAACCGTGAAGTTCGCCTACTCCAACACCCCGGTCCACCGCACCAACGCGACCGATTTCTTCCTAGTCCGGCGCACGGAGATGGGGGCCGGCTACCTGATCAGCCCTCAGTGCGCATACTTGATCCGGGGCATGAAAGGGGGGTATCATTATAAGATCAGCAAGGCCGGGATTACAAGCACCGAGGTCAACAAGAACATTTACTCGCACATCTGCGAGGCCGGGCAATACGGGGACATGTACTATTTCAAGGGTACGAACGAGCCCGAGCGGGAGTCCGAACGCAAAGCGTGGCTGCAACAGCTTAACAGCCGCGCGGGTATCTACACGAGGAGATCATAATGGCCGACGAACAGACGACAGTCCCGCAGATTGACGCGGAGAAGATGCGCACGCTGGGGATCGCGAAGGCGAAACAATTCGAGCAGTACAAAAAGGATCGCCGCGAGATCGAGCAGCAGTGGCTGCGCAACCTGCGTCAGTTCCGCGGCATCTACGATCCCGAGATCGAGAAGCGCATCCCGTTGGATCAGTCGAAGGCGTACCCGAAGATCACTCGCACCAAGGTGATCGGGACCGTCTCGCGCCTGATGGAGATGCTGTTCCCGCAGACCGAGAAAAACTGGGGCATCGAAGAAAGCCCGCTGCCGGACCTATCCGAGAGCGACCTGCAACTCGTGCTTGACCAACTCACCGCCGAGCGCGCGGCTGCCGCCCCCGAGGGGCAGGCCCCCGACAGCGACATTCCCGACGACGAGATCGAAAAGGCGATCAAGAGCTTCGCCAAGGTCAAGGCCGCGCGCATGAGCCATGAGATGGAGGATCAACTCGACGAGATCGAGTACATCACGCTCGCGCGCCGCGTAGTCTTCAGCGCCGTGCTCTACTCCGCCGGCATCCTCCGCGGTCCGCAGGTCATCTCGAAGAAGGCCCGCAAATGGACTCGCGACGCGATGGGCAAGCTGAAAGCCACCGTGGTCGAGAAGTTCGCGCCGCTGTATGAGTTCGTCAGCGTGTGGGACTGGTATCCTGACCTGAGCGCTAAGGTGTTCAAGCAGATGGACGGGTCGTTCTTCCGCCATATCATGTCACGCAACCAGTTCTCCGAGCTTGGCAAGCGCCCGGACTTCATGGCCGACGTGGTTAAGCGGTATCTGCGCGAGAACACCATGGGCAACTACAAGGAGCTTGAGTGGGAGATCGAGCTTCGCAACAAGGGCGACCGCAAGAATCTGAACGATCTCACCGGCCGCAAGTACGAGGTGTGGGAATGGTGGGGCTTCGTCTCAGGCCATGAACTCCGCGCGGTCGGCGTGAATATCCCTGACTCGGACCTCGGCAAGGAGCTTGAGGCCAACCTATGGGGAATCGACAACACAATCATCAAGGCCAAGCTGAACCCCTACGACGCGAAGATTCGACCGCACCACGTGTTCGTGTACGAGGAGGACGATATCAACCTGCTCGGCATCGGTGTGCCGCAGGTGATGCGCGACAGCGCGCTCGCTATCGGCGAAGCATCCCGCATGATGCTGGACAACGCCAGTGTGGTCGCCGGGCCGATGCTCGAACTGAATCAGGACCTGCTGATCCCCGGACAGTCGCTCGATGTCTATGCGCGCAAGATTTGGTTGCGCGAGGGGCAAGGGCAAGAGTCCGCTCAGCCGGCCGTGCGCAGCATCTCAGTGGATGCGCACATCCCCGAACTGCGGTCGATCATCGACCTGTTCATGTCGTTCGCCGATACCGAGACGGCGCTGCCGCCTTCGGCGCTGGGCGACGTGACGCAAGGTGGCTCGGAAGCTCTGCGTACGCAGGGTAACCTGTCGATGCTGATGGGTGCTGCGGCGCTGCCGATTCGCGACACAGTGCGCAACTTCGACCACTTCACGACCAGCTTCGTGTCGTCGCTGTATCACTGGAACATGCAGTTCATCGACGACGAGAGTATCAAGGGTGACTTCGCGGTGATCGCGCGTGGCTCGACTTCGCTGATCGCGAAAGAGGTCCGTTCGGTGCACCTTGACCAGTTCGCCGCAGGGCTTACACCCGAGGAGCGCATGCACGTGAGCACGCGCAAGCTGTTGCTGGAACGCATGCGCTCGCGTGACCTCCCGATGGACATTCTGGAGGACGAGGACGAAGTGGCTCGCCGATTGAAAGAGCAGGCGGATTCGGCAGCGATGTCCGCGCAACAACAAGCAGACCTGATCCGTTCGGAGATTCGTGCAAATATCTCCAACGCGTTCAAGGATTTCGCACTGGCGATTAAGGCGCAAACCGGCGCTAACGTCGATACATTCACCGCACTCGTGGAGGGAATCGCACATGGAGAAGATCAGAGGGGAGGAGCAGGAGCTTCGAAGGGTAGTGCATCAGGCGCGCGCGGAGCAGGGGCTTAGCTCCCTAGTCCGTCTCGCATACATTCGCCGGGACCGCGCGCTGGAAAGCTGGCGGCAGGCATCGGGCACTGATCTGGTAAAATACCAGACAGAATACAACGCCATGCAAGCCATCGTGGAGTTGATCGAGAAGGCCCCAAGGGAGTTCCAACTCCCGGGGCAGGCTAACTAGGGGAGGGGGATATGACGACCGAGACCAAAGAAGTAGACGCCAACGACTTCGACGCCGCGTTCGCTGAGGCGATTGCCGCCGAAGGCAGCGGGGAGCCCGCGAGCGGCAAGCCCGCCGAGAAGGAAAAGGCAGCCGCTGCTGCCACTGCCGCGACCACGGAAGCTGAGGTGGCCGCTGACGAGGCTGCGCAGAAAGCCGCGGACGAGAAGGCGGCTGCCGACACCGCTGCGGCCACGAAGAAGGCCGAGGAGGACAAGGCGGCTACCGACGCTGCCGCGGCCACGAAGAAGGCCGAGGAGGACAAGGCGGCTACCGACGCCGCTGCCGCTGCGAAGAAGATCGAGGACGACAAGTTCGCCGCGACACCGGAGGGCAAGGTTGCCGCCGAGGCCGCTGCGAAAGCTGCTGCCGACAAGGCCGCGGCCGACGCGACCGCTGCCGCTGCGAAGAAAATCGTGGATGACAAAGCCGCGGCTGACGCGACCGCTGCCGCCGCGAAGGCTGAGGAGGAGCGCAAGGCCGCGCTCGAAATCCCCGAGCCCGTTCTGACGGATGAACAGAAGAAAGCTGTGGAATCGTTCGAGAAGGAGTGGCCGGACATC